ATCCACCTGGCGGGATCTGCAAGCTGCTATCGCTTGTTTCCTCAAGTATTCCGTGAGGCCAAGGGCTGCTTAGGGAGTCAATCCATTGGCAGAGCAATTCTGTGCGCGTATTTTCTATTGGAGAAGTGGCAACTGACTCCTCTAGTGTCTCTTTAGTCACGAGATAGCCTAAAGCAGGGTTAGCCATTGCCCAGGCTTTGGGATCATCGATCTTGCAGTATTGGGGAGCGCTGTACTCGTAAAACCCAAAAGACTTAGGCGGATTATCTAGGGCTCGTTCTCGCAACTGGTTTAATACTGCGCTAAACGCATCTCCAGCATTCGAAGTCAAGAATGTGTGAGCATTAGCCCTAGCGCGAGTTACCGGCATAGCTGCTCGGTATCCATCCTCTGACCATTCGCGGATTTCATCTAGGAACAGCGCATCGGCGGATCTACCGCGAGCACCATCACGAGTCGCAGCTACTACATCGAGTCTGCGGCCATCTTTCATCTCGATCGACTCAGTTCCGTTTGCGTAGCGAATTTGCTTGACCAAAGTCATCAGATTTACATTGCTCTCAAAGACTGAGGCTACTTGCCTAAAGGTATCGAGTGCCATTGATCGATTAGATGATGCAATGATGATATTGCGGCTATCCCACTTGATCAGATGAGCCAGAATGAGCATACGTGTTAAATGAGTTTTACCGTTCTGCCGAGCGACCAAGATTAGGTTGGTTTTGCGCACCCAGTTGCCTTTAGTGTCCACGCGCAACATATCTCGCAAAATAAACTCCTGCCAAGGCAATAAAGGCAGCTCGATGAGGTTGGCTAACTCGATTACATCATCGACTTTAGATTTACCTTTGAGATATGGGCTGTGAAGCCTCGGTTCGGTTGCCCCTCGTAGCGCTTGGGTTTTCTTGGCTGCCATCGGGTTAATCCTGGACTGGTTTGGCTGTGAATGGACTGTCTTGGTGAACTTTGGACTGCATCGGAGAGAGGAAGGAAGGAAAGACAGGGGGGGTAGCCTTGCTACCTAAAAAAACGCCTTGATTGCGTGATCCTTTTGCGCTATTGCACTTGGCACAACAAGCTACTGCGTTCTCATAATTGACTACTAGGTCAGGCGCTTTGCTCACCGGTATTATGTGATCAACCGTTGTCGCTGGTTGCTGGCAGTAGAAGCAAGACCATTGATCCCTTGCTAATACCTCAAGCCTAAACTTCTTATAGTCTCTGCTTAATCGTGGATCACCGCGCTTTGCCATTACAGATCGCCGTAACATATATCGCAGACCAACCAGTCGAGCATACGAATAAGCTCATCTACTATGACCTGCTCATTACATCGAGTGCAGTTACCTAATTCCATTACTGCCAACCTCGAGTCTTTAAATGATGTAGTGCCTTGCAATAGTCAGGCTCATCATACTTGGTAATACCATAGCGCTTAGATACATAGTGCCAATACATATAGAACTGATAGTCATAAGGCTTGCCCTTTATATGCTTATTACGCATCTGATAGTAGCCATAATGTGATCCATTAACAGCATCGATCTTAAAGCTGCTTTCTCTAAACACTATCTGATTATGGCAACTGTATTGTTTAAAGGTTAATTGCTTATCAGCTAATGATTTGAGTGATTTGTTTGCATCTATTGAAGCCTCTAATCTACTAGCTCCTGCTATAGATAGAGATATCCCAATAACGACTGCTACCGAGCAAGCTACGCCTTTCAGGCTTGCTCTGAAGCCTTGAGGGCTTCTAGCAGAGAAGTGTACCGCCTCAGTCAAATCCATTAACATAAGTCCTGCTCAAAGCGGTGTGTCGGATTACTTATCGGTAGAGTAGAACCCAGTACCTTTAAACGAAATACCGAAAGAGCTGTAAATCTTGCGCATCGGTTCATGACAGAACCCGCATTCAACATCGTGTGGTTCATTTATCTTTAACTCCTTCTCGTAGCGCAGGTTAGCCTCGCATCGATCATTAGTACATTCAAACTCATAGATAGGCATTACTGAGCCTCACACCAATTACAGGGATCATTGATAGTCCATTCTCCGCATTGTCCGCACCGGCGGATATCTGACTCTTTAACTATATCTGTGCGCTTCTCGTATCCAGCAGCAACGAGTAACTCCACCAGATCGCCAAGGCGTAGCATTGCTACATAGTCCTCAGGCTTTTCACCTTGACCATTAAGACGAAAACAGGCGAACCCCGTTAACCCGCTTTTGTCTGTTCTGGCTTCGATCTGGCGAAGCGTCTCGGGTATATTTAAGGTAGTTCGCGCTTTTATCTCACAGTCAAACGGAACGTTGAGAATATCGCGACCAGAACCTCGACCAACTGAAGCACCTTCCCACCAGCGCTTCAGATACTCTGCTACCACGCGCTCTGTGCGAAAGCCTCTATGCTTGCGGCTTTGACTCATTGACTGCGTGACATTTCTTGCAAGACCAAGTTAGTGATTGACCTTGTATCCAGAAGGCTAACTCGGTCGATGGGCATGGCTCGTTGCATAGGTGACAGATTATCCTAACTTGTAGCGCATTGAGCGCTTCTCGCTGGCGAGCCTTCTCGTATAAAATATCATCGGTTGGGAACTTCTCCCATTCACCGTCTTGGTTCATAAACTGTAAGCCGCTCATGATCGAGCCTCTTGTGGTTTCCAAGCGCCGTTATTATCTATGACGTACCAGATCGGATCGCACTTATCTATGTCAGCCCACGTTTCCTGACGCTGTGGTGTTAATGGACAGCCCATATTCGCCCAGGCTTTGCCGTTTTTGTTGCCTGTGCGCCAGACGCGCTGGCCGTGTTTACATTCTGGAATGTCCTTATCAATCTTAGTAGCACCTAATACATCTTGAACCAAGGCAACTGCTTCCGCAGCTGATGGCGCAGGATTTACTGCCTTGACAGTCCACGCATCATCTTCGACCGGCATAATTATCTTGTCTGCTAACTTTTCCGTAAATGGCTTTGCGGTTGGCTTATCTGCTACCTGTCCAACTTTTTCCATATCATCTCTAGTTGCAGTCTGTCCGCCTTTGAGCAACGTAATTGCTCTGCCAAGAGCTGATGAAGCAATATCCTCTGCATAGAAGCGACGCATATTTTGGATATATTGATCCCTAACCCCATGAGCAATGTTAGAAGTCGCAGGGAAAGGATCATTAACATCCCGATAAACTTCTGCTTTGCACGTGATGTAACCCTTTTCAACATCGTGATAAGTGATCTCAATGCTTGTCCTTCCCATAGGATAGTTTTCGACGAACCATTTGTTAAGCATTGCTACTGTTTCATAATCATCTAATTTATACATAAAGTTCATTCCCTTCCGTTGCTAGTTGACCAGCGATGGCAAGGTAACTTGCGCTGTCGATCCAAGTATCGATCTGCTGACTATCCTCGATGCTTCTGGCAATCTTGACGAGTGTGAGGATAACTGCCACTTGGTAATCTTCAACCGGCATTTCCAGATAGGCGCTGATAAGCCTTGCTGCTCTTGCCATGTTGTCAGAAGGATGACCGTAATGCAGTCCTCGCTCCTGATATAGGTCTGTTGCACTTTGTAGTATTTCACCATGCTTCATACTCTGACCTGATCAAGCTGCTCGTAGTGCTTGCGTACTGCTTTGCGGCCTGAGATGTAGCCATCTCTGTGACCTATTTTGTACCCCATAAAGAACATCCCAAACCAAGATGCCAGGATGATTAGTTGTAGTGTTGACATTTACTGCCCTTCTGCTGCGCCCTTCGCAGCTTCTTGGCATAAGTGTTGCATGGCTATCAGACAGAACTGCGTTGCCTTGTATAACGAAACGGTAACAATTCTGCATCATCGACAGCATCATCGATCGTGCGATTGATATCGTTATCGAGATCGTCCATACCTGCGCCCATTGACTACGAAAGTGCCATCCTTCTCTAGGTTGATCAGGGTCACTTGAGTGTCCTCAACTAGCACGAAAGCCTGTTGCCAGTTAAAAGTGCCCTTGGTATAACCCGCCTTGCGAACATCCATAAGATGTCCACCTTCTACGCCACGCAGGATGCGCCCTATCTTGCCCCCTGAAGCCTCTGTAAAGGCCGACTGACCTGCTCTGTGTGTGTGTCCGCATATAACGCTTAAACCGTGCCTACGGGCTGCTCCAAGGGCTGTAAGACCCGCATTAGGGTTGATACCCTGTTCGTCTCCGTGGACTGCCACCCAGCCCTTCTGGAAGGCGTAAGGCTTCTTATGATAGGTGATCCCTAGTTCATCGAGTTTAAGGAACTTTTCAAAGCGCAGCTCTGGCAACGCTAGGAATGCCGGTATCTTCTTCATAATCACATTGTAAAGTCGATCTGTGTGATTGCTTCTGATCATGTGGGCTTCTTTGGAATGCTCTACCAGAGACCATAAAACTTCTACTGCTTGGTCTCGATCATCTCCAAGTGTCTGCTCGAACCATCCTGGCATTCCTTCTGTCCATCGGCTGATCTGTGGGAGATCGATTTCATCTCCCAAAGTAATGACGCTATCAGGGCGGTACGCCTTAATAAAAGCTGCAACATTTTTAACTGCTACTTCATCATGATAGGGAACTTGTAGATCGGGAACGATTACAGTTCTTTTCATTATTAGTCCTCATCGTCATCGTCATAGGGGATGCGGTCGGGAAGGTTAGGCAGCCAGTTAGGAGTTGGCAAGATCGTTGCAGGATAAGTCAAAGGCTCTAGCAGCAGACATAAAGCGATATCGTCAGCAAAGCCAGCCTTCTTGAGGCTTTTCCAATACTCGTTTAACCCAATGCAGTAAGTCTCTAGCATTGAGTAATCCTCAAGGTCTATAACTCGTTTGCGCGCCATAGGATTATTGTGACTTATCGCATAGGATTTCGTAGATTTTATCCACGCGTGTCTCTAAACGATTTACTGCATCCTTCATCGATGAGCCGCTATTCGGCTTCAATTCCGCTAAATAGTGTTTGATCATAAAGTTGAGCATTGCAGTTACACCACCCAGAACCGTCACGATCGCTACTGCAAGAGCAGCATAATCCTGTGCGTTCATTTTTTAGGAGTGGCATACCCAAAAATACCGGCAACGATTGAGCCAAGTATGGCGCGGTAGTCGAGTGCAAAGTTAGAAGTTGTACCCCATACAGCTAAGAATGCGCCGACTGAGATTATTGCTGGATGCTTCATGTTCATTTAGTTGCTCCTAGTAGTGGGATATTAAAGAACGAACCGTCTTGATCGCCTTTGCTAGTGAAAGATATATGGCAATGGTGATCGTGCTTGTTAATGCCCGTATAAGTTCTCCAACGCCATAATGATTTAGAACTGGCAATTTTGCCTGCAAAGATGATGTACGAGATGCGCTTATCAGACTTTGCCAAGATACGAAGTTGATCAGCCACATCGGGCATGAGGTCGGGCTTGGCTTTGCCGGATAAATCGCGGTCAACATCGATGGCACGTACCCAGCCTTGGCCATCTGGATTATGGTCAGACTTACGAGCTGAGTGCCGACTATCACCGATCCAGCCGTCTGAGGTGCGATCACGATCGCTGAAGCAGTCATCGAACTGTTCACGAAGTTGAGTTGCGGCTTTGCATAAACGCGGCTTCACAGGTTACACACTCCCATCGCTTTAGTTCATTAAGTGTTAATTCTGAATGGTTGCAGATTGCTGGTGCAATAAAGGCATCGTCAATAGGATCATAGGTATAACCTACGCCTGCATAGTTATATCGGATTTTGTCATTGTATGAAGTCTTAATCCAAGTGCCACCAAGATTATCTAGCAACCATTGGTATCCTTCATCGCCATTAGGATCATTGTTATCGCATACAACCACACGAATAACTTTATTGTTTTTATCTATTTCCGCAAAGTGGCTCATGTTAAACCGCCGTTTTTAAGTATCGAGCAATTACAATTCCAGAACCACCAGAACCACCAGTTTTCACAGTTGAGTCCCATCCACCGCCGCCACCGCCGCCGCCTGTATTTGCAGTAGCGTTTGTTCCATTGCCATTTCCATTTGCCGATCCAGCCCCGCCGCCACCGATACCACCCGCGCCACCGCCGCCAGCATTAGTTGAATATGTTGGGTATAAAATATAAGTACCACCGCCGCCACCTGCGTAATAATAATTACCACCAGATAGCACACCTGTTGTTGTTGCTGTTCCATAAGCGTTAAGTGTGGCATTTGTTAGACCAACGCCACCTGCACCTGCGACGTGTGAACCAACTAACGTAGTAACACCCGATGCGTTTCCGCCAACTGCACCCGCGCCACCGCCGCCGCCAGCAGCAAAAGCATTACCTGTACCACCTGCAAAACCTTGTCCACTCGTTGCAGAACCACCAGCAGATGTTGATGCAGTTACCGAGTTGAAGGCTTTACCACCTGATCCTGAACCGCCTGTCGTACCAGCCGCTCCAAAGGTTGCTTGTCCTAAACCGCCGCCCTTTACTACTGTCAATGCTCCTACGCTTGAGTCTGAGCCTTGTCCGCCATCTGATGATGATCCAGCTGCGCCGCCAGCGCCAACTGTTACAGTATAAGTATTAGGAGCAAAAGTTTCAGAAGTAAAAGTTAATAAACCACCAGCGCCAGCGCCTGATGCCATATCGCCACACGCACCGCCGCCGCCAGCAACTACAAGAAAATCACAAGTTAAGGCTGCGCCAGTAATAACTAAACTTCCACTAGATGTAAAAGTTCGATAAAAATGAGTAGCATCGCTTGTCAGAGTTCCACCTGTAACAACTGGTTTTGCCGCTGAATTATTTTGGGCAATAATTATATTACCAATCATTATGCGATCGCACCCACGACGTACCATGTATCTGTGCCAGTCTTGATACAGGCTGCTGACTTGTACTGAGCAACGGTTGGAGCAGCCGCAGTTGCACCGGCTGAAAGGACTGTGGTTGTGCCTGAAGTGACTGCTGAGATTGTGCAGAGACCAGCGCCTATATTGAGGACTGTAATTACCGTGCCGATTGGGTGAGCTACAGAAGCGTTAGTTGGGATTTTGATCGCATTGGCTGAGGCGTTGCTCTGCGTGATTAAAGTTTGGTAAGAGTCATTGAGGACTGTTGTGTAGGTAGTGCCAGTCTGGGCGTTGAGCGTGAACGCTACTAGCCCGTTAAACATAGCCGCGCTTAGGACATCGCCTGTGCTTGCTGGAAAACCTGTTGCCATTTATATCTCCTAATACGCCATTATGTTAGTGCCGATTATACCTGATACAGCCGAGCCTATGATAAAGCCCTCGACTATTGGTTCAAGTGTTGTCACAGTTACCTTCATGGAGTTTGGCGTTATATTCCAGTCCAGTCCTTGCGCTTGTAGTGTCTTAACGATCGTAGAGCCATCTGGCTGCACGTTCGTAATCTTTAAGTTGGAGAAGTAATCCAAAGCCAGCATTGTTGCTGTTGGCACATCTGGATCGAGCAGATCAACAGTCATAGCATCGATGCGGATAGTTGTCTCAGCTCTAGTTGCTACATATATCTTGGCAATGTTTAGAGCATCTGCATCGGTTTGGGCTACTAAGTTTGACTGATTGAGTTGATGGGAGAAGTATTTAGCAATAGAGGGTGCATTCTCTGAAACTTGTTCAACGCCACCCACGATTGTCATTCCAGAGCTGTTGATAATCAATTTGTCATCGAAGGCAAATACCAGGTTTGTGTAAGGGATGCCAGTAGTTTGATCAAACTCAATCGGAGTCTCGCCATACTTCTTGATTACATTAGTGCGGCTTAGGAAGTTGGCTGTGCCTTCTGAGTCAATGTAGAACGCGCCTTGCTCAGAGAACTCTGCGTTCTTTAGTGCATCGAGAGAAGTGCGAGAAGTGCCAGGATCAACTTGGCAGAGCGTATCGCCGGTATCTATGGTTCTCATTGATGATGGCCATGAGACTTGATCAAGGATCTTGCCTATGCGAGTGCCAGTAGCTTGTCCTGCTGTAGCACCTGCCACAGTTAAAACAGTTGCCTGTTGCATAAGTCTAAAAGCGTCTGTGCAGATAATATCTACATAGCCTGTTTCTTGGTTTTGAGGATAGGTGTACTTGTACTCGATTGTGTAGCCAGAGAATAGGAAGTAACCGACTCCGCCTACTGTTGCTGATACACGCAACTTGCGCAGAGGAGTTAAGAAGCCAAAGTAAGGGCTTGCTGTGTTTTGAGGATTAAAGTAACTGAGAGGATCAAGGACTCGGATTGTTGCTTGTCCAGCCTCATATGTATCACGCATAATGTTGCGACCCCGACGAATGCTGATCGAATAAACATCTGGAGTTAAATCAATTGTTGGTTCTGGAGTAGTTGTAGCAGCTAGTGTGCCAGTACCTAGAACGCCGTATTTAACATCGCCAATAGTAAACGGATACCCGAAAGTCGCTCCGCTAGTAAAGTCAAAGGATACGGATATCTGTGCTGGTAGGGTCATGGCGTTGCGAATGACCCAAATCTGCGGTTTATTTCTACCTGTTTGCCAGACAAAGAATTGTTACTCTGTACTTTAGTAACCGCGTTAGTTAATTCTTGGCCGTCGAGTGTGATACTAACATTAAATTGGGCTAAACGCGGATCAGTGCTAAAGGCTGATCCGGCACCTAATCCTGGAACTAATTCTGTAAAATCAGTACCGCTTCCGTTAGACATTGTGCCACCAGTAATAAGAGAACTGCCGCCGCCGCCGCCGCCGCCGCCGCCGCCAGTTCCACCTTTTGCAATTTTAAGAACTTGATCTTCGATTGCATCAAGATAAGCCTTCCAGCCAGCAAAAGGATTTTTAGCATCTGGCAAGTTCTTAAAATATGCCACAAGTTCTTTAGTCAAGCCTTGAGAATAAGCAAGCTTGCCAGCAAGTATTGAAGCCTCGTCTGTGTTGCCGGTTAAAAGAGCTAGTTGCAATTTTAGGCGCTTGCTCTCGTCGTAACTGATATCACCTTTGAGCGCAGCGATGACCTGGATTTGCTCAAGATCGAATAAACCGCCAGCCTTTTGTAGCGCTGTCTGTTCTTTGAGTGCTTTAGTTTGTTTTGCTTGTAGCGCCAGCAATTCTTTTGCGCGCTTAGCCGCATCCTTTTCTAACTTTTCTAAAGCCTTTTTGCGGGCAACTTCGTCTAGAACTGGCTTTGGCTTTACTACTACTGGCGCGCTGTTGATGCCTACTTTAGCGCCCGCAACTCCTGCAAAGCCTTGAACTATGTTGCGAGGAAGGTTTCCTAAGTTTTGTAAAAGAGTAGGAATAGCGCCTATTGCTCCGCCAGCCGCAGAAGTAATTGCGTTAATCGCTGTAGCAATGTTGTTCATTGTGGTTACAGCGTCAAGCGCTTCAGTACCGCCACCAGCTTTAGCAAGTGCATTTACTAGACCTTCGCCAATCATTTCTCTAGCGTTGTCAGTAGCGATGGTTAATGTATCAAACTTGAAAGATGTAGTGTCTAGATAAGCGTTAGCAGCGCCTGATGATTGCTTGAGAAGTACGCCAAGGATTTCAGAGAATGACTTGGTAGATAGTTCTGCGGTTGTTAAACCTGAGTTGTATTTTTTAAGCCCTCTAGTAATTCCAACATAACCATTGGCTAAGTCCTGGGAAACGGTAGCAAGCTCTATGCCTGTGCCTCGGCTAATTGTGATCGCATCGTTAAGAAGTTTTTGTGATTGGGTCAATGAGCCGGTGGTAGTTAATAGCCCCTGAAACGCTGGGCGGAGAATGTCATCCGCGATCATTGCAGTCTTTTCTAGGTTTGATATATAAGCCGCAATTTCAGGATTAGCAAACGATATACCTAAATTATCTACCGCATTTGATAATCTAAGAGCAGCGGCTTCATCGGCTGCAAAGGCTTTGACAGCCTGTAGTCCTTGGCTGGCTAATTTCTGGACTGTAAATAATCCTAGATAAGATTTAGCCAAAGACTTAACTTGGCTTTGGAGACTTACAGTTGATTTTAACGCGTCATTAAAAGCCTTCTTGCCTACGAACTCTGCTGCTAAAACTACATTTACATCTGCTTTAGCCATTAACTCACCTTCTTAGAAGTGTTGTAAAAGTTCACTTTGGCGGCTTCTAAAGCCTTTATCACCCTTGCAGTTGTCTTGCCTTGATCCTCTGCAAAGGCTCTATAAATTACTCGACCAGTCATCTTGCGTGTAGTTCTGCCAGACTGACCTGCTTGACGCGGTTTAGCGTTAACTAATTGACCTAACGAATTGGCACGAGCAATAAACTGCTTACCGGCATTAGGGTTAAGGGATTTATTAACCTTGTTGGAAGTGTCAATATAATCGCTGTATTTTCCACGAGTCGAAGCCTGAGTAGGCTGACCATTAGCACCAGATTTTCTACCTGCTGTTTCGTAAATTGCTCCACCGGCTGAAGCATTAACTATGCGAGCCAAAGACACGAACCCAGATTTGTTAGGTTGTGAAGGTGAAACTGAGTAATTTACACCGCGCTTGGCAGTTGTCGCATCGTATTTAGGAAAGTGACGATAGTTAGTTGTATCTGTTGACGATGAGGATTTAGTCCATCCAGATAACATTTGACCATTGGCTGGCATATAACCGCGAGCCTTTGTAGTCATAGGCTTTAAGATATTGCCTAATTCTTTTTTAGTTTTCTTTGCTAGATCAGGAGTGTATTCCCTAAGCGCACGAGCAAGGCTAACGCCGCCTTTGACTTCTGTTGGCATCGCTTTGCTCCTTTGCTCTGTCCTTCAGGGCTTGGATTAAAGTCCTGAACATTGTGTGATCTAGTTCGATTAAAGTCTGAGGCGAGAGTCCTGTCTCAAGCGATAGTCTCGCTACGAGATAGGTGAAGGACTCCCGCGTTACTCCAAAGGGTCATCGTCTAGAACCTCGACTCGCGTCAATGTATCTAGAAAAGACTCTCCGAAGGGTTTTACGGTTTCACCCGACCGACGGATTGCTTCCCAGCAGAGCCAATATACATCGGTCTGCTTTTCGTCATCTCTAAAGGCTTTATGGAAGCCCTTCTTTGCATATTGCTCGAAGGCGTACTCGATCGCCGGAGTGATCTGGTACTCGTTAACGCTTCCATCTGCCCTTGTTACCTTTAGTTTTGCCATCTTTTGCCCCTTAGTTAGTTATTAGGAAGTTGTTATTGCTACTGTACCGTTGACTGTCCAGGTTACTGACTGAGTGCCAAGGTCTGCTACAGAACCGTTAATGTCGGTTGTGTTGTTGACTAGGCAAGTCATTGTGTAAAGAGGGTTGGTCGCTGATGTAGCTGCTGAAGTCTGCTTTAGGGTTACTGTTACTGATGTACCCCAAGCAGCCTGGAGTGTCGCTAGAGTTTCTGATGCTGCTGTATCGTTTAGGAAGTCAATGGTTACAGATGATGCTTCCAAGCCCTTGACGAACTTGTGGCCGCTATCGCCCATTGCTGTTACTTCGAGTTCATCAAAGGTTCTGTTTAATGTAACTGCCGTTACATGGTCTGAAAGGTCAACCGCATTAACAGTAACCTGAACTCCATTATTTAGAAATACTGCCATTTTGGTTATTCCTCATCTTTCTTAGTTGCTGGTTTAGGTGCTGGTGTTGCAGGAGTCTGACCGATCTTGATCAGGAACTCTGCTTGTTCTTTTTCCCATTCAGTCATGGTTAACTCCAACTCGTTAGAACTGATACTTGCAGGGAGCAAGTCAGTAGATCGCCTGTTGCGGCAGAGAGAACGCTAGGCGCGCTCACATCTCCCACATTATAGACGATAGAGGATGCTGCCAGTTTGTTAAACACAGCTACTAGCATCTCCTCAATTCCATTTAAGTTGCCTTCATTATCTAGGAGAGGCACGAATATATTCACATTAAAATTAGCTAGGGGCGCTATGGTGTTGTAACTATTGTTATTAGGAGTTACATAAGGATCAGCCGGTGAAAGAACTACGCTGTTGGCAATAGGCGTAGCTGGCGGAAAGCTAAAGACTGACCAGAGTGTGTTATCGACTAGAGCTGCTGCAATAGTGGCGCGAAGTGTTGAGATCGCTGCTGTCATCGCTAACCGATCTGCGCATAAGGCGATAGGTAAGGCGCGAGAAGGCCGCGAACGCGAGCCAGCAAAGTGTTAGACATTGTGAACGGGCTAGGTGCAAACCCATCAACTGTCATGCCCTGACCGCTTGGCGCTTGGCGCGCTTGCCAGATAGCCTCACAGATTTGCAGAGATGCTTGCTTGACGGCATCGATGGTTGTGTAATCTGCTTGAGTTGTGCCAGAAACTACCCCTAGCGGAACTACTGGATGATAACCTTGCTCGGTTGGAGTGCCTGTTACTGCAAAAGTGATCGATTGTACATCTACTGCTGTAATGGTCTTTGTGCCATTAAAAGGTGTGCCATTTTTTGTTATGACCACGCTTTCGCCAACATAAAATATATCATTTACCCGTTGATTAAAATAAAGAGTTCCCTCTGTTGTTGTGTTGCTGTGTGCAACATTGTAAGTCTCGTT